AGAAACAACAAACCGTAGAAGAAAAAAAGTGCCACTATAATCCATTTGAAGTACAATTGTTTCAGTCATATAATCCACTGTACAGATTATTCCAAAACACAAATACAACAGTTGATTTGGCGCAGGTAGGATTAAATCAGGAAAAGCAATTCTATTCTCTAGATTCTCTTTGGAATGTTGATTTAAGAGTAATTGAAAGTAGAATTCCGATTCATATCAAATACGCACCTTTATTGGACCCAGTTCATTATTTGATTGGTAAGTATTCCAATTGGAAAGAGGCGATACTTCCACAACCAGATGTCATCTCTCCCATTCCTAAAATAGATGATGTACATAATGTATCTTACGTGGATTCTTTTTACAATTTTTTATCTTCTCGACTTCTTCAAACACACGGTTTCGTACATGGATTAGAATTTTATGGAAGTTTTTTAGCGATTCAAGACAAATTTAAATTTGATATAAGTGACGACTATGAATATCTTTCCAAATCGAAAATATTCAGGACTCAGTACAAAAAATGGTATGAATATGAAGACCCTGTACAGATTGAAAGTCTCAAGCGTTTCTATATGGATAATGGGGATACACAAGAGAATCGTAAACCGTTGCGTATTTCTTCTTTAGAAAAGGCTGAAGACATAGCAATCGAAATAGATGGAGATATTGAAGATTGTGGAGTAGATGGTACTACTACTACATCTTCTGACACTACGGATAGTATGGAAGTTATGTACAATACACTAGATACCACGAAACCAATAGACGAAGATGATAGTGATAGTGGTAGTAGCGATGGGGATGATAACAGTATGATAAGTGATAGTACGGTAAATGATGATGAAATGGATAAGGACGACGAAATAGGTAGCGATGCTAGCGATGGTAGTGATGGTAGCAATGAAAGTGATGAAAGCGATAGTAGTGATGAAAGCGATAGTAGTGATGATGACATACATGCAAATGCATATATTTACAATTTCCCCGTACAAATGATTTGTCTCGAAAAATGTGACGGTACGTTAGATAATTTATTAGAATCTGAATGTCTTTCTACAAAAGAACAAAGTAGCGCACTTGCACAAGTCATCTTTACATTGTTACTATATCAGAATACATTTCAATTCACTCATAATGATTTGCATACGAATAATATTATGTACAAAAGTACGAATGTGTCTCATATTGAATATGTGTACAAAAATAAACATTATTTAGTTCCGACATTTGGAAAAATTTATAAAATAATAGATTTTGGTCGAAGTATTTATACATACAAGAATAAGGTGTACTGTAGTGATAGTTTTGCGAAAGGAGGAGATGCACATTCTCAGTATAATTGTGAACCATTTTACAACAAAGACAAACCTCGTATAGAACCGAATCCTAGTTTTGATTTATGTCGTTTGGGATGTTCTCTCTATGACTTTATGTTTGACGTAGATGATGAATCTTATCGTTCTCTGGTTGAAGGAGAATTGAATCCTATACAAAGTGCAGTTCTTCGATGGTGTACAGATAATCGTGGAAAGAATATTCTGTACAAAGCATCTAGTGGGGACGAACGATATCCGAATTTTAAGCTGTACAAGATGATTGCTCGTCATGTCCATAACATTACTCCAGAGGAAGAGCTTTCTCGTTCTCTCATACAGCAATATGAATGGGATGTAAAAAAGCAAAAGAAAAAGAAAGTGAAATGTACAAATAAAATGGTTTTGAAATTAGATGAAATTCCAAATTATGCAAAATCTCTATGATTGAATCTCTCTTCATTTTGAACTAGATGAGCGATGGGTATCGGTGATTCTGTCGCATTTGTAGATAGCAGTTCTGTATCATTACAGCAGACAGGAGTATTTATAGTGATAGGATTTGATACTTCAAGTTCAGTAGAAGAACGAACGTTCTCGCGTTTACTACTACGTTTAGGTTTACTTGTACAACAAATATAATGTAGCCAACATCCAGTAAAGAAACCACTGAAAAATATACAAGCGGATGTAGCCATTGTATATTTTTCTTGTCTCATATTTTATTGTACATTCAATTATTTTTTCTTCATGTTCATGCGCTTTGAATAACGCAATGAACGCTTTTTACGACAAAAGGTACGTTTCTTTCCAGTTGCGATTTTACAGTGTTTGATTTTGGTACACTTATCTGGATTAATGCGTTTACCTCGGCACAATGAACGTTTGCGATTGAGTTTGTAGAACCCTTTTCTGGATTTACGTGTAGCAGGTGAAAGACTCATTTTGCTAAACTTATACAATATATGAATATTTTTTGCAAATGAATCATTTTTTATTTTGCGGTATCATTGGACGGATGATAGCAAAATCGATGAAGTTGCTGAAGGAGTGTATTTGTTTTTTCAAAAAAAAGATGAATTTGTGTCATGGAATCTGTACAAAAATATATTGCTTTTTCAATACAATTGGAATCACCATAAGGAATTTGACTGCGATTTTCTGATATGTACATGTGTTCGTTTGTAAAAGGGGATATATAAAATGGTACGTCGTCTGAATAATGCATAATGTACGAAGAATGATAGTGTATTATACATTACCGAGTAATTTTGTTTGTACATTTGTTTTACGGTGATGTTTTATTACTGTCTTTTTTCATGACAATGCGCTCTCCACATGGTCCACAGTGGTCTTCGTTAGACCAATCGATTTTATTATCAATGGAACGAGGACAAGTAGTAAGCTGCCATCTTCCTAAATATTTCGGTGTACAGGAGAATTGAACTCTTTTACAGATGCGTTGTTGAGCGAGTTGTAGTAATTGTATAAAAGATTGTAATACCATCTTTGATATAATTAAAAAAGACAAAAAACATTTATATGTGTTCTACTGTACGATGAAGGATTTCATATGGTGTATATGCTATGACATTTACGAAGAGAATGGTGTATTATTTTTCAAGACTTCTTTTGTATGATTTATTGCTCCATCGCTACTTGCAGCTTCTCTATCATCGAAATTAACTCTTTCACGAACACCGATAAGGTTTCCATTTTCATCCATGGTTTGCGTCAGTGTATTTCCTGTTTTTCTAGCGAGCTCGATATTCTCTTCGATTGCTTTTTTCTTGGTTTCGTAGACACGTCTTTCAAATTCTTCTTTAGCGGTTTTCTCGTTTTTGAGTTTTTCATGGTGTAATTGATTTAATTCTTCTTCCATGAACTCGATACGTCCTGTTTTATACGCATCTGGGTCTAATGGTGTCCATACGAAATTACGTCCAACAAAAATATCATGATTTGAATCACGGTCACGTATTTGTTTTGCATAAGCTTCTGCTTCCTCTGCTGTACCGAAATTACCACGATTAATAAATCCACGTACAGATGTCTGAAAAGAATGTTGTTTATTGAATTCTTCTGCGAGATGTTTTTCGTTTTTATCCATAAATTGTTTGAAATCATCTTGTACATTTAGACGTTTTAACATATTTTCCTCTTCTTTTACGAATTCGGTTAAATCGTCGACCATTTTTTGAGCATTAAGATTGTATTTGAATGATACGAATTGCATAAAATCTGAAAACATGGATAATGCCTTTGTACATTCCCATTGTTTGACGAAATGCTCAAACATGTATAAATCTCTCTGCTTGATGATTTTTTCAGGGGAAACGAAAGAATAACAACCGTACTGTTGACTTGGAATCACAGGGTCTTCTGTTAGCAAATCTACATATCTTGGATTTAGTTTTCCATCTTTAGTCATTTTAGGTGGGAATGACTTTGATTCTCGACTACTCATTACTGTACAAAATAGGTGTTTAGAATGATTCTATAAAATAAAATTGTACAAAACTACAGGGATGCCCGTTTAAGTGGTTTTAGGCAACAATATTTTGTTTTGGAATATTATATACTATTCTTTTATACAATAATGGCTGATTTCGATTTTAACGAGTTTCTCAAAAGAGCGATTAAATATTTAGTAGAAGGTATTATGGTAGCTCTTGCCGCTTTTGTTATTCCTCAACGAAAGATGAAAGTAGAGGAAGTTATCATAATTGCCTTGACAGCAGCAGCTACGTTTAGCGTACTAGATGTGTTTGTTCCATCCATGTCTGGTAGCGCACGTGGTGGTGCAGGTTTCGGTATCGGCGCCAACTTGGTCAAGTTCCCAATGTAAATATCATTTAGGGACCGAGTCACCGGTTTATAAAAAATAATACCGTGATTATTGTACAGTAATGTTGTAATAATACTGTACAATATAATACAATAATCGTGTTTGCATGATGACTGTGTTAATTCCATGTATGATTACAAGTATTTTTCATTCCTACACACAGTACTGTTGTGCCGAGATTATCTCGAATAGAACTGAATAAATATCCACAACGTATACACACTTTACATGTACTGCTCAAATGTTCTAATTTGTGTTCAAATGTGGTGATAGGAGGTTCTTGTGTCCACGAAGTTTTTCCACATTTCGTACATTCGTACATAACATCTAATCCTTTTGTTGTACCTGGACCATATGATAGAAAATGTTCGATTTGTTTCAAAGCTTGTTTTACTGGGTTTATACTGTATGTCCAAATTTTTGGATTTTTCCCAAAAATAGTAATATCTGATATTACCTTTTCTTCTGATGAATAGTACAATTCTAAATACTCTAATGCTTCTACCAACTCTCGTACTTTGTACATTTCCACATTTTCTAGATATTCCAATAAATTATGACTCAGTTTAGTTTTTGGTGTACCAATACTAGACAATCCAAACATGCATGCCAACCATTTGTAACACAAAATGGCTTCTTTGGGGAAAATAAATGTTTTATGAGCGAATTGGAATTCCATATCAGTTTCCGTTATTGTTTCTGTTTCCGTTATTGTTTGTGGTATATATCCACTGAATATGTTTTATATGAATTTTGATTTTCCAAAAGGTGGTATTATACAGTAGGAAAGTATTCCCAATCTAAATATCCACACACTTTTTTCCAAATCATATCTTGTTCCAGTTGTTTAATTCTATCTTTCATCATAGGAATGTACGGTAAATAATGTTTTTGGTCGAGAAGTACACATAACTGGCACAGAATATACGTATAATTGAAAAAATTGGTTCTAGTTGAAGGACAAAATAAAGCCCATGGTTTTTGGATTTCAATAAACAGTACACATAGTGTTTCATGTAACTCTTCGTTCATAGTAGGGGGTTTAATACCAAGAAGAGAATTGATGTACTGTATATGTTCAAAGTATTTATTGTGTCCAAGTATGGAGAGGATACTTCTTGTATCTGCGTAATTTAATTTTTTAGGGTCTTTACGTTCTTTTACGATTCGATTTCGGATTGCATTAATTACCTCGTCTGGTATTTTGGTGGTTTCTTTTGCTTGGAATTGTGATAATATTTCTTTGAAATGATTTAATCGAATGTAGGCTGTATAAGATACTTCGTTCGGTATTTCCTTATTTAATGGCTTTTGATTGTCTACAATATTCATGATAAATTTACCACACGCAACATTGTTACAAATTAAAACACCTTCTTCTTCTAGAGGGACTAACTCTCCTTGATTACAAATGAGACAATTATGACAATTCAAAACATACTCTTGTAAATTCATGATATCCCCATTTACATTTTTCCAGTATTCTTGGTACATTTTTTTCGATTGACGATATTTTTCGCTATTAATATCAGACCCATTTTCAGTATTCGATTTTATACGAAAGAATTGATGAACTGTACTAGAATCTAGTACATTATCCCCATTCGATACCTTTTGTTTGTCTTCATAATAATGAAAAATATATTTTGCATTTTCCAATAAATATTTTTTTTTACGAACTTTCAAATCTGCCACTTTTTTTTTCAATTGTTTTATTTTATCTTTGGTATCAAAATATGCATCATCATTGCGATGTTTAGATAAACGATTTCGTTTATCTATTAATTCTTTGATTTCTTGTTCAATGGAAGGGATTGTATCTTCTTCAATGACCTTAAAAACATTCATTATTTCTTGATGTTTACGGTCGATTGAATGATGGTCTTTTTTCTTTGCAGTAGAGGTTGATGTTGAAATAGAAGTAGACGTAGAAGTAGCATTAGCATTAGCAGAGGTCGTTGATGAAGTCGTGTGAGGATGGGATGTTTCCATGATAATGCATTCAAATTATTCCGATATGGTAAATACAATATATCTTCACAATTGTCCTATATATTTTACACAACAACAACTTTTCTACGTTTTCCTTTTAAAAATGCTCCAGAAATCGGTATTAATTATGTTTTGTTTGAGCTACATAACATCGGTTTTATGGCTGATTCTGTACAAAACATGTTTATATTCCATAGATTAAATTTATTTTATTGGAATTTTTATTTTTTTTTGTGTAGTAGAATTGCGTGAAATAGGTTCGCTACGTTTTTTTTTATATTTAGGGATAATATATCACATTATCATTTCAAATATCTAAAAAATGGCAGGTGCTTTGATGCAAATCGTCGCCTATGGCGCACAAGATCTTTTCCTTACAGGAACCCCCGAGATTACTTACTGGAAGGTTTCTTACCGCAGACACACTAACTTTGCTATGGAGAGCATTGAGCAGACTTTCCAAGGACAAGCAGACTTTGGACGCCGAGTAAGTGCTGTTCTTTCCAGAAATGGTGACCTTGCTTACCGTACCTATCTTCAGGTTACTCTTCCTGAGATTGCTTCTACCAATAGCACAAAGAATGCTCGTTGGTTGGACTACATTGGTGAGCAGATGATTTCTATCGTCGAGGTTGAAATCGGAGGTCAGAGAATCGACCGTCAATATGGTGACTGGATGCACATCTGGAACCAGCTTACCATGAGTGCTGAACAACAGCGTGGATACTGGAAGATGATTGGACACACCACTCAACTTACTTACATCACCGACCCCAACTTTGAGGAAGTTGCTGGTCCATGTGCTTCCAGTGGAGGACCCGCACAGGTATGTGCTCCTCGCAAGGCTCTTCCTGAGACCACTCTATACGTTCCTCTTCAATTCTGGTTTTGCAAGAACCCTGGTCTTGCTCTTCCTCTTATTGCTCTTCAATACCACGAAGTCAAGATTAACTTGGATATCCGCCCTATCGGTGAGTGTCTATGGGCTGTCAAGGGTCTTTCTCAAACTGGAAGTGAGGTTCGTGCAAATGATGCTTACCAGCAATCACTTGTTGCTGCTTCTCTGTACATCGACTACATCTTCTTGGATACCGATGAGAGACGCAAGATGGCACAGAACCCTCATGAGTACTTGATTGAGCAACTTCAATTCACTGGTGATGAGTCTGTTGGTTCATCATCTAACAAGATTAAGTTGAATTTCAACCACCCATGCAAAGAGCTTATCTGGGTTGTTCAGCCAGATGCAAATGTTGATTACTGTGCATCCTTGGAAGCTGGACAGGTTCTTTACAAGACTCTTGGTGCTCAGCCATTCAACTATACTGATGCTATCGATGCTCTTCCTAATGCAGTACATGCATTCGGTTCTGCTGATGCTGTTTCAGGTGAGGGTGCATTCATCACCAACAGCATGTTCGAGATGCCATACGCTGCAGGTGTTGAGACAGAGACCAACACATGGGGAGCTCTTCCTGAGGGACAAGAAAACTCCGGTGTTTCTGATGCAGGAACCTTCGTTCTTGCTGAGACCGCTCTTGACATGCACTGCTGGGGTGAGAACCCTGTCGTAACTGCCAAGCTTCAGTTGAACGGACAAGACCGATTCTCTGAGCGTGAAGGTTCTTACTTCGATGTTGTACAGCCATTCCAGCACCACACACGTGCTCCTGATACCGGTATCAACGTCTACTCTTTCGCTCTTAGACCTGAGGAGCACCAGCCATCTGGTTCATGCAACTTTTCCAGAATTGACAATGCTACCCTTCAGCTTGTTCTTTCTTCAGGAACTGTTGGTGGTACTTCCACTGCTAAGGTCCGTGTTTACGCTCTAGGATACAACGTCCTACGTGTCATGAGTGGCATGTGTGGCGTTGCTTACAGTAACTAGGAGTCCGAATATACAAGACTTTTTATTTTTGTTTTATATTTCAATACCATTATGTAAAAATCGATAAAAAATAAATAATTTTTTCACCATAAAAACTGTAAAAAATTATTTACAAAAGTAAAAGAATCCGACTTTCTATGATTTAGACCGTATAAAGCATCCTAATAATATCCATTTCGTACAATGTTCTTTGTATTATGTATGGTATGTGTAAAAATCAATTTTATAAAAAAATTGATTTTATGTTTTTGAAAAATGTATACTGTACAATATTATTAAGACTAAGTCATTTGAACAACAATGTCATTTGAACCTGTATATAAATTAAGAGAATGGATTCCAGAACGTTTTCTGGA